GTGCGGGCCAGGGGGCATTTCCCCAATGACGAGGCGGCCCTGAAGCTCCTGTTTCTCGTCTTGAACCGCGCCGAGAAAGACTGGAAGATGCCGCCGCGCGAATGGACGGCCGCCAAGGCGCAGATGGCCGTCATCTTCGGCGAGCGGTTCGCAAAGGCGATGAACGCCTGATACTCAACCCGCCCCGCCGAGCACGAAATTCCGGATACTCCCCGCTCGATCCGTTACCAGCTCGGCGCCGCCAAGCTGCCCCTGGCCAAGACGCTGGCCGAGTTCGACTTCACCGCCAGTCCCCTCAACGAGGGGCTGGTGCGCGACCTGCACGATGGCGGCTTTCTGGAAACCCAGCGCAACGCCGTGTTCATCGGGGGAACCGGGACCGGCAAGACGCACATGTGCATCGCCATCACGGCCAACTGCGTGCGCCGCGGCGCCCGTGCCCGGTTCTTCAACGTCATCGACCTGGTGAACCGGTTGGAGGCCGAAGCCCGAACCGGGCAGGCGGGCAAACTCGCTGACCAGTTGACCCGCGTTGATCTCGTGGTGCTGGACGAACTCGGCTACCTGCCGTTCTCACAGAGGGGCGGCCAACTGCTGTTCCACGCGCTCAGCCAGTTGTACTCGCGGACCTCGGTGTTGATCACCACCAACTTGAGCTTCGCTCAATGGCCGACGGTGTTCGCTGGCGACGCCAAGATGACCACCGCTTTGCTCGACCGGCTGACGCATCACTGCGACATCCTGGAAACCGGCAACGAGAGCTGGCGGTTCAAGAACCGCTCCTGATCCAAAGCCTTCCCTCCGTCCGTTGCCCAGGGGGGCCCACAGGCCCCTCCCGTGGACTCCCTGGACAACAGGTTCTGCAACCGCAAGCGTGGCTGGAAATTGCAAGCCGATGCCGGCTGGAAATTGGAAGCCGATTGACACGGATCTGGACATCTTCCCCACGGTCGAGCGGCTGATGTTCGAGCGAAGACGGCGAGGGCAAGGCCCGCCGCGCAGCCTCGAATATTTCCAAGACGCCATCGCCGAAGCATTTGCGACCCGAAATCGAGAAATCCCCGAAGGAAACAGGAATGGGCACCGAACCATCAAGACTTCCGGTTCCGTCAAACAATCCCCCCAGGAAGCCCTCTTTGCCGCAGCCCTTGCTGTCGATGCTGAACTCCGGGAAAAGAAACTTAACCAATGACGGTGAATTCGTCGGACAGGTCGAGGTAGCCACTTGGAATCCACCGGCGTTGACCGATGAGCAGCGGGAGAGGGTTGTCCGGACCTTCATCCCGGCCCTGGAAGCCCACCTGGAGCCCGCAGACGGTCAGTGGATCAATGGTCGGGTCGCGGCGCTGCTGGCCCACTACTACGTCCCGGACATGCCGATGGCGCTTCAGGTCGCGACCCTGGGGGACTGGATCACACTACTGTCCCGGTTCCCGCAGTGGGCCATAGAGGCTGCGGTGGACGAATGGCTGGACCGGCCCGGTCGACAGAGGCCGATGCCCGGCGACATCGCGGACGCCTGCCGCTGGCGCATCGCCGAGCCGGCGCTGAACCTGCGGCTGCTGCGGAAGCTGGTAAACGCCCGGAGAGGGCAGGCCTGAGCGACCCCAATTCCGCGGAGCGCTGTCGGTCAAGCTGCGAGAGAAGCGATCCATTTCTCTAAGTATTTGACTCTGCGCTCCGTTCCTCGGCATTAAATTTTTCATTGCCAAACTCAGGAATTGCTTGATCGATTTCGCCGATCTCAGCCAAGCTTTTGAGAAGGGGAGGGGCAAAAAATATCATTGCTTCAAGGAATGATAGCAAGCCACCGTGGGCGGCAAGTGCTTGATCATCAGCTTCAATGGGCGTCACTCCGGATTTTAAACTAGATAGAGCTAATCTGTAATCCCTATAAGCACTGTAAAATACAACAATCTGCTTTGGTATTTGGTCTGGGAGTTTTCCAACGCTGTTTCTTAAGCTATCAAACATCGGTGGCTCAACATTATCAACAAAGACTCTTTTCGTCATAAAACGCATTTCAGCTCTAGTCGGTTTGCATTTCATCAAATAGCTATATATACCTGATCTATAAATTCTATCGTATAGATGAAATACTTCTGCATGAAAAGCTCTGCAAACACCCTTTATTTCATCCCGTGATGCTGCGGCGTCTTTCGACTTCTGATAATCTAGCTGATCAGTAACAGAATTAATATTTTTCTCTGCAATGTCGCGATTAGCGTTTGTTTGAGATCGCAATTCCAATGCGCCAACATATGCAGCAGCAAGAGCGCTAAGCCCGCCAAAAAATGCCAGAACTCCTGCAATCAGCGTCTGCCAATGATAGAGGGCATACTTCATCGGCTGCACGAGATGGGTCGGTGGCGTAGAAAGCGCAGCCGCAATTTCCTTTGCATCCGCGCTCGCATCTGTCGCGTATGTTGGAAACCAACCCGCTCCCGCCCCTTCGGCAGGGAAGTAATAAACAATCCAAACCATCAATCCGGTGATGGCACTGGCAATCGCTGCAACGATGAGAATCGCGGCAAGGATAAGAGTGATCTTTTTCATGGCGGGAAATTGCATTCCACAAGCGCACGACCGCAAGCATGAAGTGTGTAACCCAGTTCAAATTTGGCGGCTGGCTGATTGGGTGATGATGTTCAGCCCTATGGGAACCTTGGAAATTCTGAACCACTAAAAATCCATTGATGGCGTAAATTACGTTTTGGTCACCACTGAATGTTGATGCGCGCCCTCTCTTCTCGGTAAATTCTGCGGCATCCCTCATTTGTTCCAGCGGTCTCTTGCGATGCACACATGGAAGCGCGTCCCGCAGTGGGAACTGCTGGTTTGGGTCCACCGCAAACAGCAAGGCAGCGAGAACTGCGGGCTCGCGGATACAGGTGCCGCATGAGCATGAAGGCCAAACGAAAAGCCGTCCGTCGTGGGCGCAAGCGGTCCACCGAAATCCGGGAGCCGAACGGCCGGGTGAGCCGGGCCGGACGGGAGCCGGACGGGCCGGCGATTCTCGACGAGGCCGTGACGCAAAGAGCAAGGGCAATGGGCGTGGAGTGCGTGACCGTGGATGCCGAACTCCGGAAGGCGATGCAGGACGAGTGGGCCGGCTACCCGCTGGGACGGCTGCGCTTGAAGGGGCTCGTCACCGACCGCCAGTTCCGGGCCGGGATCAGCTATGCCGTCCTGCGCCGCCGGTGGGACAGCTTGGTCGAAGCCCCGAACCGACACGCCAAGGTCGCCCGCCTGCCGATCGCGTCGGAGAACCCGGCGGACATGGCGCCCCAGGTCATCGACATGCTGGCGATGGAGCGCGAGTCGGACGTCGATGGTGCGTGGCTGCGGGCCAAGCTGCATGTCCGCAAGCTGCGGCGCCGGATCGGGTCGGCGGAGGCTCTGTCGGTGCTGGAGGCGGTGTGCGTGGAGGAGGTCGCTCCCCAGGCGCTGGGCTGGCTGCCGCTGCTGCGCACCGCTCTGGACCTGGTGGCAGATCACTTCCGCCTGGAGCCAGACGACGCGGAGGCGGTAGCGCTGAAAGGGGTATGGCGTTCACTATTCGTTAACAAATAGGGGGTAATGCTGCGAATGTCATTAATTCAGGCTTCGCGAAATCTGCCAGCCTGACACCCGAACCCGCCCGGTCCTGCCGAGGCGGGTTTTATCGTTCCGGTGGTTCCGGTCGGGCTACCGTTTTTATGATTATATTCCTTTTCTGCCCGCCTCAGTTTGCATAGGCTGGAACCCAACCCCCAATCCCTAACCAACCCCATTCATCGCCCGCCAAGCCGGTCTGGGTGATGGGCTGGCGTGTCTTGCCCGAACCGAGGATGAGCATGGAAAACCTGCCGTTGCCTGACGTCGGAACCACCATCACCCACATCGCCGGGCTGTCTCCGGTTGCCCAGGTCGCCGCCGTGATCGCCCTGGCTGCCGTGACGGGGCTGTGGGTGTGGACGCGCCGCCCGCTGCCGCCGCCGCAAGGTCCGGACGCTGCGACGGTGGTCGAGACGATGCGGGTCACGGCGCAGGCTCTGACCGAGACGTCGGCCAGCATTGCCTCGGTGGCGACCAGCATGGCGACCATTGCCCAGCAGGTGGATGGCGTGGCCGACGACGTCCGGGCCGTGGCGGCGGATGTCCGGAACCTCGCGGAAGACCTGCGGAACCTGACCCGTGCCGTGCTGGCGCAGGCCAAGCAGGCGGCCTGACCATGCTGGACACCTCTGCCGATCGCATCGCCCTGGCCGCTGCCCAGCTCGACGCCGTGACCGCCGCCTACGCCCGCGCCTCCGACATCGTCAGGCCGCTGATGAGCGACATCCCGGACGGTCACATCGCCGTCGGCGCCATGGACGGCTTCGTCGCGGTCATCCCGCAGCCCGTGGAGGCCTGACCCATGGCGCCGCGCCTCCGCTCCCTCCGCTCGCCCCTGGCCATCCTCGACACCCGCACCGGCACCGCCCTGGCGCCCGTGACGTCGGAGACCGAACGCAAGCGTCGGCTCGACCAGACCCGCAGCACCGCCCGCCAGCGGGGCTACGACCGCGATTGGGAGCGCCTGCGCGACGCCATCGTGATTGAGCGCGGTTGCCGCTGCGCCCTCTGCGGCACCGTCGTCGTGCTGCGCAAGCGCGAGGCCACGGCCCTGACGCCCGTCGCCGAGGTGGACCACATCACCTCGATCCAGGAAGCCCCCGAACTGCGCCTGGAGCGCTCCAACCTCCGCGTCCTCTGCCGCCCCTGCCACTCGGCCCGTACCGCCCGCGATCAGGGGTTCGCGCGGGGCTGACCCTGCCCACCCGACTGGCACGCGCATTGCAACCGGGGGTAGGGGGTGGTCGAAAGTCTGGGAGGCGGTCTGCCGGAGGACCGCAGCCCCTCTCACGTAGAGTTTTTTTCTCCCCCGCGCGTTGTTGGAGCGAGGTTGTTAATGCCCCTCACCGATCAAAAGCGGCGGTTCGTTGACGCCTATCTCCTTGAACCGAATGGGACAAGGGCGGCAATCACGGCCGGCTACAGCCCTAAAACGGCGGCGGCGCAGGCCTCCAGACTGTTGAAGGATGTTAACGTCGCGAAGGCCATCGACGAGGGGCAGCGCCGGCTGTCCATCCGCTCTGGAATCACGCCCGACATGATCATGGCGGAGTTGGCAAAGCTCGGCTTCAGCGACATCCGACAGGTTGTGCAGTGGCGGGCGGCGGTTCAGCAGGTCGCGGAGGATCCCGACACCGGTGAACCCGTTCTCCAGGTCGCCAACGAGGTCGTCATCACCGACAGCGCGAAGCTCTCTGATGCCGCGGCGGCCGGCATCCTGGAAGTCAGCCAGAGCAAGGACGGCACGCTGAAGGTTCGCATGCACGACAAGCTGGGGGCGCTGGTGAAGATGGGGCAGCACCTCGGCATGTTCCGACCGGCGCCGTCGCCCGACGCGCCCGGCAAGAAGGAAATCGCTCAACAGGGCGCGCACGGTGCCGAGCAGGGCACTTCCTGGGACGGGTTGCTGAACTGATGGCTTGGAACCTGTCTTGCCCTGACTGGCCGGAGCGTCTTCGGTCGGGTCGCTCGCTGCTGCCCGACCTGCCGCTCGATATGGCGCAGGCGGACAGGGCGGTTGCAGTCTTCAACCGGCTGAAGCTGGCCGATGTCCCTGGCACGCCGACGCTGGATATGGCCGCCGGTGACTGGTTCCGCGACATCGTACGCGCGCTGTTCGGCTCGATTGATCCGGTCTCCGGCGAACGTCACATCCGCGAAATCCTGACGCTGGTCCCGAAGAAAAACTCGAAGACCAGTTATGGCGCCTTGCTCATGCTGACCGCGCTGCTGCTGAACAAGCGGCCGAAGGCGAAGTTCATCATGACCGCGCCGACGCAGGACATCACGGAACTCGCGTTCAACCAGGCCGAAGGCGCGATCGGGCTGGATCCGGTTCTGGATGCCAAGTGCCACGTCCGGTCCCACCTGAAGACGATCGTTCACCGCCAGACCGGCGCGACGCTGGAGGTCATGACCTTCAACCCGTCGGTTCTGACCGGCCAGAAGCCAGCCGGCATCCTGCTCGACGAGTTGCACGTCTGCGCGAAGATGAGCAAGGCGGCGAGCGCGATCCGTCAGCTTCGCGGCGGCATGCTGCCGTTCCCGGAAGCGTTCTTCGTTTTCATCACGACACAGTCGGAGGAGCCGCCCACCGGCACCTTCAAGGCTGAACTGACGAAGGCGCGCGCGATCCGCGACGGCAAGCAGTCCGGCATCATGTTGCCTGTGCTCTACGAGCTTCCGGAAGAGATCCAGCGCAGCGAAGAGGCGTGGCGCAACCCGATCCACTGGCCGATGGTCACGCCGAACCGCGGGAGGTCGATCAGCATCGAGCGGTTGCTTGAGGGCTTCCACACTGCGGAGACGACCGGGCCAGACGAACTGCGGGCTTGGGCATCGCAGCACCTGAACCTGGAAATCGGGCTATCGCTCGGAACGGATCGTTGGGCCGGCGCCGACTTCTGGGAATCCTGCGGCGACGCGGCGATCACCCTGGAGGCGATCCTGGAGCGGTGCGAGGTGGCGGTGGTCGGGATCGACGGCGGCGGGCTCGACGACCTGCTCGGCCTGACCGTGCTGGGGCGTTGCCGGGAGACGCGGCGTTGGCTGATCTGGTGCCACGCCTGGGCGCACAAGATCGTGCTGGACCGCCGGAAGGAGATCGCGCCCCGCCTCCTCGACTTCGAGAAGGACGGCAACCTGACCATCGTCACCGACCCGGCCCAGGCCGTCACCGAGCTGGCCGACGTCGTCATGCGGGTCGAGCAGGCCGAACTGCTGGCCGAGCAGGGAATCGGCGTCGACGCCGCCGGCATCGGCGAGATTGTCGACGAGCTGACCGGGCGCGGCATCGCGCTGGACCGGATCATCGGGATTTCGCAGGGCTGGAAGCTGAATGGCGCCATCAAGACGGCCGAGCGCCGGCTGGCGTCGGGCACCGCGGCGCACGGCGGGCGGGCGATGATGGCGTGGTGCGTCGGCAACGCCCGCATCGTCCAGGCCGGCAACGCCGTCTCGATCACCAAGCAGGCCAGCGGAACGGCCAAGATCGACCCGCTGATGAGCACGTTCAACGCTGTGGCGCTCATGGCGACCAACCCGGCGGCGCGCGGCCCCTCGGTCTACGCGACCCGCGGCCTGCTGATCCTGTGAGGCGCTGATGGGCTTGTTCGACTTCTTCCGCGCCGGCCGGGCGCAGGGCGGCCAGCGGCCCCAGGCGAGCGGCGGGCAAGCTTTCACCGGCCTGGACGATCCGAGCTTGCTGGAGTTCCTGCGCACGGGCGGCGTCGCCGGCACCACGGTGTCGGTGGAGGAGGCGTTGCGGAACTCGGCCGTCTTCCGCTGCGTCGATCTGGTGTCGAGCAGCATCGGCATGCTGCCGATCGTCCTCATGCGCCGGGAAGCCGGCTCCGTCGTGAAGGACGAGGACCACCCGCTGTTCGATTTGCTCGCCTACCAGCCGAACGGCTGGCAGACGGCCTTCGAGTTCAAGCAGCTCATGCAGGCCTGGGTGCTGGTCCACGGGAACGCCTATGCCATCATCGTGCGGACCGGCGCCAGGATCACGCAGTTCATTCCGGTCGACCCCTGTCGGGTCCGGGTGCGGCAGATGCCCGACCTGTCGGTGCGCTACGAGATCACCCGCGCCGACGGGACGCAGGGCACCTACGAGGCGCGTGATGTCCTGCATCTGCGCGGCTTGTCGCTGAACGGCCTGACGGGAATGTCCCGCGTCCAGAAGGCCGCCGAGACCATCTCGCTCGCGCTCCAGTCCGGCCGCGCCGCGGAGCGCATCTTCCGCAACGGCATGATGGTCGGCGGCAACCTGAAGCACCCCGGCAAGCTGGGGCCGGAGGGGAAGCAGTTCCTCCGCGACTCGTTGACCGAGATCCACGCCGGCCCGGAGAACGCCGGCAAGTGGATCATCACCGAGGAGGGCATGGAGGCCAAGCCCTTCGCCAACACCGCCAAGGATTCCCAGTTGGTCGAGGCCCGCGCCTCGCTGGTCGAGGAGATCGCCCGCGTCTTCGGCGTGCCGCGCCCGCTGATGGGAGTCGACGACACGTCCTGGGGCTCGGGCATCGAGCAGTTGAGCATCCTTTTCGTCCGCTACGGCCTGGCGCCATGGTTCCAGGCCTGGGAGCAGGCGATCACCCGATCCTGCATCCCCCTCCCGGATCGCGGGACCGTCTTCCCCGACTTCGACGAGACCGAGCTGCTGCGCGGCACACTGAAGGATCAGGCCGAGTTCTTCGCCAAGGCGCTGGGTGCCGGCGGCCAACGGCCATGGATGGAAGTCAACGAGGTCCGTGAATCGGTCGGCCTGGGCCGGCACGCCGACGGCGGCGGCCTCGTCAGTGCAGGAGAAAACCGCAATGTCGCTCCGTAATCTCCCGGTCGCCCAGGCGTTCGAGCGCCCCGAGGGGCTGCACTGGGATCCGCCATCCGACGCGCTGGAGCGCTGGTCCGCCACGGCCTCGGCGGCGGCCGACGAGCCCGGCACGATCAGCATCATGGACGTCATCGGCGTCGATTGGTGGACCGGCGAGGGTGTCACCGCCAAGCGCATTTCCGGCGCGCTGCGCGCGATCGGCGCCAAGCCGGTGACGGTCAGCGTCAACAGCCCCGGCGGCGACATGTTCGAAGGGCTGGCCATCTACAATCTGCTGCGCGAGCACCCGGCCGAGGTGACCGTCAAGGTGATGGGGCTGGCCGCATCGGCGGCCTCCATCATCGCCATGGCCGGCGACCGCATCGAGGTGGGGCTCGGCTCCTTCCTGATGATCCACAACGCATGGGGCTCCGTCGTCGGCAACCGCCATGACTGGCGGGCCGCCGCCGACACCTTCGAGCAGTACGACGCGGCGATGGCCGACATCTACGCCGCGCGCACCGGCCAGACGGTCAAGGCCGTCGCCCAGCTGATGGACGCCGAGACCTTCATGCGGGCGTCGGAGGCCGTCGACAAGGGCTTCGCCGACGCCACCTTCAACGACCCCGCCCCCTCTTCCGACGGCGCCACCGCGCGGGCCGAGCTGTCCGCCCGGCGCCGTCTCGACGCCCTTCTCGCCAAGGACGGCCTGCCGCGCTCCGAGCGGCGCCGCCTGATGCGCGAAGCCCTCGGCACGTCCAGCGCTGCCGAGCCCCCCGCCACGCTCCGCGCTGGCTTCGATCCCGCCGCAGCCCTGCGGCTTCTCGAAACCATTCGATCCTGAAAGGACGACATGAAGATGCTGACCACCCGCAAGCGCGGGATCGCATCGGTGCGCGCGGACGCGACCACCGATGCCAACACCATCCTGGCCAACCTACAGAAGGCATTCTCCGAGTTCAGGACGGAGCACGGCGAACAGATCAAGGAGATGAAGAAGGGCTTCGACGACGTCGTGAAGGTGGAGAAGGTCGACCGCATCAACGCCGCCGTCACCGACATGCAGAAGGCTCTCGACCAGACGAACGCCCAGCTGGCCGCCCTGAAGCTGAACGGCACCGGCGGCGGCGACAACGACCCGGCGCGCGCCGAGCACGCCAAGGCGTTCGGCCAGTTCTTCCGCAAGGGCGTCGACGCCAACCTGCGCGACCTGGAGGTGAAGGCGAAGCTCAACACCCAGAGCGATCCGGACGGCGGCTATGTCGTGCCGGTGGAGATGGAGTCCGGAATCGACCGCGTGCTCGGCACCATGTCGTCGATGCGCTCCGTCGCCACCGTGCGCTCGATCGGCGCCGCCGCCTACAAGAAGCTGGTGAACGTCGGCGGCGCCACCAGCGGCTGGGTGGGCGAGAACAGCGGCCGGCCCGAAACCGCCACGCCCCGGCTGATCGGCCTGGAGTTCGGCATGAAGGAGCTGTACGCCCAGCCGGCCGCGACCCAGACCATGCTCGACGACGCCTCCATGAACATCGAGCAGTGGCTCGCCGACGAGGTGTCGATCGAGTTCGCCGAGCAGGAGGGCGCCGCCCACATCAGCGGCAACGGCGTGGACGAGCCGCGCGGCCTGCTGTCCTACGACAAGGTGGCGAACGCCGATCACGCCTGGGGCAAGCTGGGCTTCGTCGTCTCCGGCGGCGCGGCGGGCTTCGCCGCCTCCAGCCCGTCGGATGCCTTCCTCGATCTGATCTACGCCCTGAAGCGGGGCTACCGTCAGAACGCCTCCTGGCTGATGAACGACGCCACGGTGGGCAAGATCCGCAAGTTCAAGGACGGTCAGGGCAACTACCTGTGGCAACCGTCGGTGCTGGCCGGCGAGCCCGCCTCCTTCATGGGCTACCCGCTGGTGGACGACGACAACATGCCCGACGTCGCGGCTGGCGCCTTCCCGATCGCCTTCGGCGACTTCAAGCGCGGCTACCTGATCCTGGACCGGGTCGGCGTGCGGGTGCTGCGCGACCCGTTCACCAGCAAGCCGAACATCCTCTTCTACACCACCAAGCGCACCGGCGGCGGGGTGCAGAACTTCGAGGCGTTCAAGCTGCTGAAGATCGCCGCCTGATCCTCGGCGGCCTTCGGGCCGCCGCATCCCCTTTTCCAGGCCTGAAGGAGGGCCTTCCATGCGCGACCTGATGAACAGCATCGCCCCGAAGCGGGCGATCTCCCCGGCGGCTGCCGTCACCGACAACACGCCCATCGTCTCCCAGATCATCGACATGCTGGGCTATGGCAGCCTGACGTTCCTGATCCTCACCGGCGCCCTGGCCGATGCCGACGCCACCTTCACCGTGCTGGTCGAGCACGGCAACGCCGCCAACCTGTCCGACGCCGCCGCGGTGCCGGATGTGGATTTGCTCGGCACCGAGGCCCTGGCGAGCTTCACCTTCGCGGACGACGACAAGGTGTTCAAGATCGGCTACGTCGGCATCAAGCGGTATGTCCGGCTGACCGTGACGCCGGCCAACAACACCGGGAACAGCTTCGTCTCGGCGGTGGCGTTGCTCGGCCACCCGGCGATGTTCCCGACCAGCAACCCGCCGGCCTGACCCTGACGGGGCGCCCGCTGTGGCGCCCCCTCGCTCCGGAGCGTCCCGCATGACCGTCGTGACCCTGGACGAGGCCAAGGCGCACCTCCGCGTCGATGGCGACGCCGATGACGCCGACATCACGCTGAAGCTGTCGGCGGCGGAGGGCGCCGTCGCGCAGCACCTCGACCGGCCGCTGCCCTGGCAGGACGGCGAGGGCGCCGAGGTGCCGGTGCCCGACCCGGTGAAGCTGGCGATCCTGCTGGTGCTCGGCGACCTCTACGCCAACCGCGAGGCCGCCATCATCGGCGCCACCCACGTCAAGAACTCCACCGTCGCGTGGTTGCTCGACCCGTACCGCCGGATCACCTTCGCATGAAGCCGCTGCTGATCCTGGGCTTTGCCGCCGGCCTGTTCGACGATCTGGCGGCGCTGGGCCCGATCGACGCCGACGTCATGGCGGTGAACCGGGCCGGGCTGGTCGTCGGGGCGCTCGACCATTGGGTGTCGCTGCATCCCGACCAGCTCGCCGGCTTCGCCCGGCGCCGTGCGGCCGACGGCCTGGTTGGCGGCTTCACCACCTGGGCGCCCGATCCGAGCCCCGGCATCGACCGGGTGACGGCGGACATCGAGCGGTTCGGCACCTCCAGCCTCTACGCCGTCCGCATCGCCCTCCACCAACTCGGCTACCGCCGGGTGATCCTGGCCGGCGCGCCGCTGGACGATGCCCAGCCCTATGCCGACGGGTCGCCCATCCCGCGCCGTCTCGGCGGCCACCGGCCGGCATGGCATCATGCCGCGCCGGAGATGGCCGGCCGGGTGCGCTCGCTGTCCGGCTGGACCCGCTCGCTTCTGGGAGCCCCGACGCAGGCGTGGTGGGCGCCATGATCGGGGCCGGCGAGCTGGACCAGCGCATCAGGATCGAGCGGCCCGACAACACACCCAACGGTCGCGGCGGCGTGGTCAAGGGATGGGCCGAGGTGGCGACCGTCTGGGCCAGGGTGCGGCCGGTCTCCGGGCGTGAGCTCGCCGCCTCCGGTCAAATCGAGGCGGCGGCGGTCTATCGCATCGCCATCCGCCGGCGCACCGACGTCACCGCCGGATGCCGGATCGTCTGGCAGGGCAAGGCGATGAATGTCCGGTTCACTCCCGACACGGGGTCGCGCACCGCCTTCATATTCATCGACTGCGAAGCCGGCGTGCCCATCTGAGGAAAATCCGCCATGGCGCGAAGCAAGGTCAAGGGTGCGGCGAAGTTGCAGCGCACCCTGCGCAAGCTGCCCGACGAGGTGACGGGTGAGGTGAAAGAGGCGGTGGCGGAATCCGCCCTGATCCTCTTCGCCGACGCCCGCAAGCTGATGCCGAAGCCCGGCGCCGGCCACCCCTACGCCGATGGCACCCTGGAGCAGCGCTTCAAGGTGCGGATCGACCGGAGCGGCCTGAAGGCCCGCGTCGGTTCATGGGGCGGGAACCGGGCCGCGCATATCCATCTTGTCGAATTCGGAACCGTGGCCAGCGAGGGAATCGACAAGAACGGCAACCCTTTCAAGCACGCCGCCACCCCGGCGATGCCTTTCCTGTTCCCGGCCTATGAGGCCAACCGCAACGCCCCGATCCAGCGCGTGCGGGTCGCGGTTGGCCGGGCTCTGGCGCGCGTCGTCGCGGGCGGAAAGGGGATGGAATGAGCCTCGCCGCCGATCCGCTCCAGGCCGCGCTCTACGCCCGCCTGACTCCCGCCGTCGCGCCGGTGCCGGTGGTGGAGAGCATGCCGCAGGGCCAGCCCTATCCCTTCGTCAGCATAGGCGAGACCAGCGCGACCCCTTCGACGCTGGTCGATGTCGAGGCCGAGGAGCATCTGGTCACGCTCCATGTCTGGTCCGATCAGGACTATCCGGAGGCCAACGGTCTGCTGGCCCGGATCCGAACGGCCCTGCACGACCGGCCATTGACGGTTGCCGGCTTCCGGCCGGCGCGCCTGCTGTTCCGCCACTCCACCGTCTTCACCCAGCCGGACGGCGTCATCCGTCACGGCGTGATCCAGTTCCGGGCGCTGGTCCTGCGCTCGTGACCCGGCGGCGCCCGCCGCATCCACGCACACGAGAGGGTTTCCCCCATGGACGTCCAATCCACGATTGGCTCGAAGCTGTTCGTTGGCTCGAAGGCGAACAGCCTGACGGCCGACACCTACATCCGCATCGGCAAGATCGAGAACTTCGGCGAGTTCGGCGACGAGGCCGAGGTGATCAAGTTCAACGCCACCGACGAGGGCAAGGTCTACAAGGGCAAGGGCATCGTCGATCCCGGCGCCATGCAGATGACGATCGCCGACATCGAGGACGATCCCGGCCGCGAGCGGCTGGACGCGGCGATGATCGACCCGGCGGCCTACAACTTCTACGTCGAGAAGAACAACGTCGACCGCGACCCGGACACCGGTTTGCCGCTGCCCGGCCATCACGGCACCCGCTTCTATTTCCGCGCCCTGGTCACCTCCACCCGTCGCGTCCCTGGCGGCGCCAGCGACGTCTGGAAGCGCTCCCTGAAGCTGGAGCTGACCGAGAGCTACACGCCGGTGCCGAAGGGCAGCTCGTAACGCCCGTCGCGTCCAGCGTGCGGGCCGGCGGCGGGTCAGGGCGCCGCCGGTCCTTCCTTCATCCGCCCTGACGCCTTTCCTCTGACGAAGAAGGTTCGAACCCATGTCCACCCCGAAGTATGCCCGCGGCGTCGTCACCCTGACCATCGACGGCGAGACCGTGGAGCTGCGCTGCACCCCGCGCGCCGCCGCCGCCATCAGCAAGGCCACCGACGGCCTGCAAAACGCCCTGTCGGCGCTGATCGCCATCGACTATCCCAAGGTGGTCACCATCTTCGCCGCCGCTTCCGGCCGCTCCGGCGAGGCTGCCGACGACGCCGTGTTCGGCTACGGCATCACCCCCACGGCCCGCGTGCTCTACCAGTACATCCTGATGCTGCTGAACGGCGGCCGGACGGAGGAGGAGCGCCGCGCCGACGCCGAGGAGGCTGAACGGGGAAACGGCGCGGTGGCGGCGGTGGAAGGCGAGGCCGCCGCTTCCTGACCGTCGAGGCGTACCTCGACGATCTCGTTGAGCGGGTGCTCGGGGCCAAGGACTGGTCCCCGGACACCGTGCTCGACACGCCCATTCCGCTTCTGGAGATGGCCCTGCGGGGCACCATGAAATTCGTCGTCGACACCTCGCCGTTCGCCAGCCGGCGCGATGAGGATGCCGACGACGAGTTCCCCGCCGATTCGGAGACGGCCACCGCCGATCTGGTCGATTTCCTCTCTCGTCGCTCGAAAGGAAGGCCGCCCCCATGAGGAGCGGCCTTCGCTGTTTGCAGGGGGCCGCCCATGGCTGAAGATCTCGCCGGCTTGTCCATACCGATCGAAGCGTCGACGGCTCTCCTGCGGCAGCAGATGGAGCAGGCGGCGCAGGTCGTCGGCGGCTCCACGGACAAGATCGATCGCTCTCTGGCCAAGGTCGACAAGGCGTTCGATCGGCTCGACGCCGCGTCGCGGGCGGTCAAGCGGGCCGTCGGCGCCGTGCAGAAGGACGTCGACGCGGCGGCGGCCGGGCTGATCAACAGCGCTGACAAGATCGACCGCCGCCTGGGCATCCTCGGCCAGTCGGCCAGGGCGCCAACACGGAATCCCGCCGCGCCTACATCGAGGCGTGGGGCCGCGAGTTGGACCTGCTGGAAGGAAAGTTCGACCCGGTCACCACCGCCGCCAAGCGCTACGAGGCCGAACTGGCGGACCTACAGGACGCCCAGCGCGCCGGCATCGTCACCGGAGATGCCTACGAGCGCGAGTTGCAGCGCATCGCCGACGCCCACGACCCGGCCACCATCGCCGCCCGCAAGCTGCGGGAGGAGGCCGAGAAGGACGCCGCCGCCTTCCGCGTGCTGGAGGATCGGCTGGACACTCTCGGCGCCGCGACGCGCCGGGCGGCGGAGACACAGGCCAAGCTCGACAAGGCCTTGTCCGAAGGCCGGATCTCGTACGAGCGCTACACCGTCCTGTCGCGAGCCCTCAACGACACCGGCCGCGCCGGCGAGACCGCGGCCAAGGGGACCAAGCTCGCCGCGCACGAGCTGACCAACCTGACCTACCAGCTCCAGGACACCGTCGTCAGCCTGGCCGGCGGCATGAACCCGCTTCTGGTGCTGATGCAGCAGGGGCCGCAGGCGACCAGCGCCGTCGGCGGCGTCGGCCGCGCTTTGTCGCTGCTGGCCAGCCCGGCTGGACTGGCGACTCTGGCCATCGGCGGTGTAGCGGTCGGCTTCGGCCTGGTCGCGGTCGCTTCCGAGAAGCACCAGAAATCCATCCTGGCGGTCAACACCTCGACGCGCTTGATGGGCGACGCCATCGGCCTGTCGTCGACGGCGCTGGAGGATCTGGCCGTCCGGTCGGCCGAGACCGGCAACATCACCGTCACCGCCGCCCGCGAGCAGGAATCCGCCTACATCCGCACCGGCAAGATCGGCGCGGAGTCGATGGAGGCGCTGATCGGGCTGTCGCGTGACTACGCCGCCGCGACCAACAAGAGCGCGGACGAGGCGACGGCCGACCTTGCCGGACTGTTCTCGGATCCGGTCGCCGGCATGGAGCGCCTACAGGCGGCCTACGGCATTCTGACCGCCAAGGAGATGGAGCACGTCCGCCAGCTCAAGGCGACCGGCCGCGAGGAGGAGGCCCGTGTCCTGTTGGCCGACAGGCTGGGCAACCGCGTGCGGGGGCTGGCCGACAACACCACCACCTTCGCCCAGGCGTGGGAGCGTGTCGGCCGGGCCAGCAGCAACGCCTTCGACGCGGTGGGTCAAGCCGTAGCGCCGGAGACCAACGCCCAGGCCATCAAGCGGCTGGAGGAGGAGCGCCGCCGTCTGATCGAGGCGCGTAACCTTGACCAGGCGCGTGTCGACGCCGAGACCGGCGGTGCTGCGGGCCGCGAGGCCGTTCCGATCGACAGCCGGCTGGCGGCGCCCGGCATGGCGACCTACGACCGGGACCTTGCCGCGAAGGACGCCGAGCTGACGCGCCGCCGCGCGGTGGAGGCGCGCGCCCGCGAGCAGGCCGCCCTGCTGAAGGACGTCCGCGACCGGGACCGGTTCCAGGTCGAGGCCGACGAGATCACCCGCGCCGCCCGGCCGCTTGGCACCCAGGTCGACGCCGTCACCGAGAAGGTGACGAAGCTGAAGCGCGCCTTCGGCGAGGACATGGCCGGCGCGTCGGATCAGGCGAAGGTGGGTCTGGCCGGGCTGGAGAACCAGCTTGCCGACCTGAACACGGTCGCGGCCAACGGCGGCGACCTCGACGCCTACAAGCGCAAGCGGCAGGCCGAGGCGGACAAGCAGGCCGCCGGCATGGTCGGCCCGGCGCGCGAGAAGTTCCTGGCGCAGCAACGCCAGGAAATCGAACTGTTCGGCACCGCGACCAGCAAGGCCGAGCGCAAGGCCCAGGTCGACGCCGCGGGCGCCGCCGTCACCAACAGCCAGACGCAGGCCATCGCGGCGCAGAACGCCCAGACCGCCGCCGCCATCCGGGGCACGGTCGCGGCGGCCGACGCCTACCGGGAATCCCTGGCGGCCGGCATCGAAGCGGACGCGCGACGTCAGGCGCAGAGCGAGGCGGTCACGTCGGCGATCGACGTCGAGGCCCGCACGCGCCAGCTCGTCGCCGAGCGTGCCGGCGAAGAGGCCGTGTCGCTGGCCCAGGCGACGCAGCAGATCGAACTGGAGACAGAGGCGCAGCGCGGCGTGGTCGACGCCACCGGCGAGAGCGTGGCGGTCCGGATGGAGGCCGAGCGCGCCGCCCAGGTCGCCAAGACGACGTCGACGGCACTCGCCGCCGCCCAGGCGGCCGAGAAGGCGGGCAACATCGAGCTGGCCAAGCGGCTGCGCGAGTTGGCGGCCGGCTACGACGCCGCCTCGAAGAAGGCCGCCGCCCTGTCCCGCGTCGACGCGCTGAAGCAGTACAACCAGCAACAGCGCGACACCCTGGAGCAGCAGCGCCTGGAAGCCTCGCTCGTCGGCCGGACGGCGGACGAACGGACCCGCGCGCTCGCCATCCAGCAGGCCGAGTTGCTGATCCGTCAGCGCGGCATCGACGTCACCAAGGAGCTGTCGGAGGAGGAGCGGAAGGTCGTCGACCAGACGCGCCAGCTTGCCGTCGAGACCGCCGACCTGCAAATCGCCACCGAACACAGCCGGGACGCCTGGGAAGGCGTCGGCGACGCGATCGACGATGCGGTGGTGCGCCCGCTGGAATCGGCGGTCGACGCCATCGTGAAGGGCCAGGGCGAGACGGTGAAGTGGGGCAACCTCTGGCGTGCAGCTCTGACCTCGCTGGCGGTCGACGTCGGCAAGATGGCTCTCGTCAACCCGGCGAAGAACGCGCTCGGCATCGGAGGCGGCAACAGCCCCTCGCTGTGGGACCTGGGCGGTGGCAGCGGTTCCGGCGGCATCAGCCTCACCAACAACGATGGCTCAGGCATCCTCAGCCTCGGCGGGTTGGCGTCGAAGGCGTCCGGTGGCTGGCTGGACCGGCAGTTCGGCGGGGGCATCAGCAGCGCATCGTCCTGGCTGAACACGTCTGCCTATGGCGGGCCGTCCAGCTCCATGATGGCCGGCATCGACGATGTCGGTCAGCTCGGCTACGCGCCGGGGACCGGAGCGGGCGTCACCTATGGCGACATGATCGGCGGCGTCGGTTACGGCGTCGGCGCGATTTCCAGCTTTGCCAACAACAAGCCGGTGAGCGGCATCGCCAACACCGCCGCCACGGTGATGAGCTTCATCCCTGGCTTGCAGATGTACGCCCCAATCGTCGCCATCGCCGGGACGCTGTTGGAAGGGCTGTTCGGTCAGGATCGGGGTCCGCCGACCGCCGCCGCCACCGTCACCTATCGTGACGGCAAGCAGGTCGTCTCCTCCGCCGCGACCGACAACGAAGACGACCCGCAACAGGCGCAGCAGCTCCTTGAATCGATCACCGCGGCGACGAGCCAGTTTATCGGGGCAATCGGAGGCAAGACGACGGCGGATTTCGGCGTCGGCGTCGAGGGACGCGACGGACGGTACAAGGCCCGCACCTTGACCGGCGAGCTGACTGGCGACTTCGGCTCGCTCGACGAGGCGGTGATCGCCGCCTTCAAGAAGAACGTCGAGGGTGGGCTGGTCGATGCCTCCACCGATGTCCTGACGGCGGTGAAGAACGTCTCGACCAAGGACATCAACGAGTTCATGGCGAAGATGAGCTTCGCCGCGAACTTCCAGGACAGCATCGACGCCATGACGCAGTCGATCGGCCTGGAGGACACCGCCCGCAAGCAGGGCAAGGCGTCGGCCGAGGAGCTGGCCAAGCAGCTCACCGAGTTCCGCACCACCACGGCGGAGCTGGGGCTGGACGTCGGCAAGGCCGATGCGGCGACCAAGCAGTATGTCGACACGCTCGTGTCCGGCGCCGACCCGAAGACCTACACCGCGTTCGAAGCCCAGGTGGCAACGGCCACGGCGCAGTGGGAGGCCATGGGGCCGGTGCTGCAGGCCGTCGGCTACAGCGCCGAGGAGGCCAGGAAGAAGATCACCGAGGGTCTGACCAACACCCTCAACAAATTGCGCGCCGCCTACAACGCCGACCTGACCACCCGCTACAACACCGCGTCGGGCAAGGGCTACCTCAACGATCTGGCTGGGCTGGAAGGCCAGCGGATCACCGATGTCCGCAACGGCGCGGCCATCGGCCAAGGTCCCGAACGGGCCTGGGAGGTGTTCAACGCCGGGGTTGCCTCGATCCTCTCCGGCCTGACCGCGTCCCAGCTCGACGAGGTGGCGCGGACCTATGGCGGCGCCGTGGGCGACCTCGCGCGGCAGATGCAGGCCGCGACCGTGGTGACGAAGGCCGCCAGCAATCAGCAGGCCCGTGAGGATCTGACGGGGCGGGCCCTGCGCGGCCTGGGCCGAACCGACGAGGCCGACGATTACGAGCGTGGCGTCAAGCAAGCCCGCGAGATCGCGCAGGCGGTGACCGACGGTCTCGACGACGTCACGGTCGCGGCCATGAAGTACGTCCAGTGGTTGGACAACGAGGCGGTGGCGCGCGATCGGGCCGCCACCCGCGACGCCAAGAACGCCGGCATCTATATCCGGGGCGCCTCCGCCAAGGGGGGTGACGTCTGGGCCGCCACCATGCGGGCCGACCTGTCGGCGGCGGGGGAGCGCCGGGACGCCTGGAACGCCGGCCTGCGCGGCGGTGACCTGACCCGGCTGGATCAGGTGTTGGCCTACGACCGTGCCAACGCCATCGCCAAGGCCAAGCAGCAGGAACTCCTGACCGCCTACGACCAGCAAATCCGGGGCCTTCAGCAGAGCAGCCAAGCCGCCCGCGACTTCGTCTCGACCTTCGGGCAGGCGGTGCGCTCGATTCGGCAGGCGATGAAGGATTGGCTGATCGGCGAGGCCTCCCCCCTGACACCCGGCCAGCAAAAGGACACGCTGGAAGATCAGATCGCCGAGACCTTCGCCAAGGCGATGGGCGGCGACGCCGAAGCCCTCGCCGCCATCGTGCCGCTGCTCGAAAAGCGCAACACCCTGGAAGCCGAGCAGACGGCGAAGACCGAGCGGACGCTGTTCGACGACAGCTTGGCCAAGCTGGCGGCGCTGGACGAGACGTTCGGGCCGCAGCTCGACGCGGCCGAGCGCCAAGTCAAGATCGCCGACGAGGCGCTGAAGGTCGCGCAGCAGGAAAGGGATGCCGTCGCGCGCTACGGCGAGCGGCAAATCGCCGTCACCCAGGATCTCAAGGATGGCGTGCTCGCCGCCTTCGGCGACCTGACGGCGGCGGTCAACGCCATCGACCTGGGCGGCACCACCTCGACGCCGGCACCGGCGAACCCGGAGATCGCCAAGCAAAGCGCCTGGATGGCCGAGTGGTTCCAGCGGTTCGATCAGCTTGTCGCGGGGGAGAAAAGCGGTGCTCTGACCGAAGCCCAGGTGAAGCAGCAGGGCACGTCCCTCTGGCAGGAGAAGGTCGACGGCATCAACGCGCTGGGCAGCGACCCGGCGGTCTGGCGCGCGGTGATCGCCACCGCCCGGCAGGCCCCGGCGGGCGGCCCGACGGCCGACTGGATCACCCAGGTCGCCCACGACAAGGGAATCCCGACCTTCGCCACCGGCGGCGACCACGCCGGCGGCCTCCGCCTCGTCGGTGAGCGGGGATGGGAGATCGAGGCCACCGGCCCGAGCCGCATCTGGACCGCCGAGCAGATCGCCACCGCCCTCGCCGCAGCCCGCGGCGAGCTGGGGCCCAACGTCGTCGGCTTCCTGCCGGCGGGCCAGGACGGCGGGGCCGGCGGCGCGGCGCTGGTCAAGGCCATGGGCGAGGTTGGCCGGAAGGTCGGCGAGGTGCTGACCGAACTGACCGCCGGCAACCACGACGCCGCCATGCAGCGCCTTCGCGCGGCCGGGGACCTGGCCGCCCGCCTCGATCGTCTCAGCACCGACCTTGCCGACCTTCCCCGGCGCATCGCCGCCGCAGGCTGATCCGGAGTTCCCATGAAAAAGCACCTCTACGAGCTGCTGACCCATCACCGGGCCAGCGGGCATCAACACCGCTGGCACCTCTGCGCCGGGTCGCAGGGCTACCAGTCGCGCGCCGACGACACGCCGGCGTCGGTCACATGGCTGCCGCTGGTCGGGCAATGGGCCGAGGTGATCATCCAGGCGGCGGGCGACGGCAACAGCGGCCTGAAGCGGGACGATCTCACCCTGATCAACGTCCGGACGCCGGACGCGCTCCCCCGCTACGCCAGCGTCTACGACGTGACCGCCGAGGCTCTGACCCGGGTGGAGCTGGGCGCCCGGCCGCTCAACGTCCTGCTGACCGACTACGTGATCCAGCGCATCACCGAGAAGGAGGTGGACGAGGCCGCCGCCTACGGCACCGCCGTGACGGTGTGGAGCGCCCGCGCCGGCATTCCGGCGCTGGAGCGCACCGCGATCCGCGTCCCGCTCTACGACCGGCAGGCCGATTTCGACACCCCCGTCCAGACCCGGCGCTACCTGGGGACCGGCGGCTACGAGGGCCCAGCCGAGCTGAAGGACACCCTGAAGGAGGACGCGCTGGGCTGGTGCCCGATGGTCAGCCCGACCTATCTCGGCGTCATCGGCGGGCTGCACCGCTGGGGAGTCAGCGGCGGCCAGCCGATCGAGGACGTCCCGCGCGGCTGGTCGAGCGCCGCCGCCTGCATCAAGGTCACCGGCACCCCGACGTCGGGCCAGTATGTCGTCGATCTGGCGACCGGCTACATCGGTACGTCGACCAAATACGAGGACTTCCGCGTCGAGGTGAAGGGCCGGAAGTTCGGCGGCGTCTGGAAGCGCTACCCCGGCGAACTCACGTTGGCACTCGCCGTCGAGGCCGGGCTGGTCACCAGCGGCAGCGGCGCCGGTATAGACGCCACGCCGCGCACGGTCGGCGTCTACCTGCCGGCCGGCGACGGCCGGTCGCACCGGGACGTTTACGACAGGCTGGTCGGCTCGGTGGCGCGCGGTCGCTGGTACATCGGCATCGGTGACGACCTGGTTGTCACACGCCTGCCGCGCGCGGCCGGGGCCACCCCGGTGCGTTCCTACCGCCGGGCCGGCGGCGGCACGCCCGGCCTGAAGCCGCTGACCCGCACCAACACCCCGCCGCCCAAGCAGGTGATCCTGCGCTACGCCGAGAACCCCAACCCCGACAGCCGCACCGCCGACACCGCGAGCGCGGCCGACACGGCGCTGTGGACGCAGCCTTGGCGTGAGGCGGCGTCGGTCACCGACGCGGCGATCGTCGCGGCCTACGGCGTCGGCGCCAAGGTCGAGTATGTCGAGACCGCCCTGGCTCTCGAAGCGGACGCGGTGGCCGAGCTGGCGGCGTGGGTGGCGGAGCGGACCAACCCGCCGCAGCCCTACGAGCTGAAGGTGACCGATGGCGCCCCCGGCGTGTGGATCGGCGACGTCGTCCGGGTCGAGGACGATCTGGCCGGCTTCGAGGCGGGCGCCCCGGTGGTGCTCTACGGCCGGACCAACCGCGACCGCGGCGGCGGCGCCACCCTCTACGTGGAGAGCTGACCGTGGCCGGGTTCTTCACCGACACCAACGAGTGCGGCAACGACGTCGAGAACCCGTGCGCGGTGACCAGCCCCGGCACGAGCTGGGCGACGACCGCGCCGCTCGCCGCGCTGCTGACCACGCCGCTCGTCGACGCTGCGGTGTCCGACCGGCTCGGCACGGCCGACGATCCGGTGGTGATCGACATGGAATGGGTGTTCCCGGTCGATCTCGCCTATGGCGGGCTGTTCTCGGTCAACCTCTGGCAGGAAGCCCGCTGCCGGATGGAGGCGTGGCTGGACACCGGACGGACGGTGAAGGTGGCCGACACCCGCTATCCCAACGGCCGGGACCGCCGCGTCATCCCCGGCCTGTACGACCCGAAGACCCTACAGCCGGGCTATGCGTCCTGGCTGCGTGGCGGGCTGCGCAACAAGGAGTTCCGCCTCTACTCAACCAACATCCACGCGAACGTGCCGCTGTGCCGGGCGCGGGTGGTGCGCTGGTCGCTGTGGGGCGGCGCCTACCGGCCGGACGGCACCGACGATACCGTCTATCGCATCGGCCTGGGCTGGGCCGGCGACGGCCTGTCCATCACCCGGCACGCCCCCGGCTCGGGCGACGGCGTCAAGAGCAACACCGAGCTGATCGAGCAGCCGGGCGGCTACGTGTGGACCGAGGCGGGCCTGCGCAAGCGCACCGCCACCATCGATCTCGCAGCGGTGGAGAGCACCGTGCGCGACAAACTGTTCGATGCCGCCCATCGGGCCGGCAACGAGAAGCCCATCGTCTGGCTGCCGCGGGTGGACAGCCCGGAGCAGTGCTTCCGCTACGGCGGCCTGTTCCGCCGGGTCGGCGACCACGCGCACAAGCTGCTGCCGCCCCGCTACGCCAGCACCACCATGGACTTTCTGGAGTGGAAGGAATGAGCCTGTTCAGCGAGGCCCTGGCGCGGCTGCGTCAGTACAACCTGGATCCGTTCAACGCCGTGTCCAACGCCTTTGGGATGACCGGCACGGGCGGCCCCGACACCAATTTCGAGCCGATGCTGGCCGACGTCGTGACGGCGGCCGGGGAAGTGGCGTCGCTGTCGGCCGACGCCTACGCCGTTGGTGGCTCCGCCCGGCTGGCCTGGGACGCCGGAACCGCCGATGCCAACCCCGGCACCGGCAAGCTGCGCGGCAACAACGCGACGCTGGCCGGCATAACCGCGCTCTACGTCTCGACCACCGACGCCGACGGGGCGGACATCGCCGCGCTGCTGGCGACCTGGGGCGCGGGAACGTCGTCGATCAAGGGCGCGCTCCGGCTGGCCGTCGTCGGTGACAGGAGCCAGCGGGCCGATTTCCAGGTGACGGGCGCGGTGGTCGCCCATGCCGGCTATGTGACGGTCCCGGTCGCCTACGTGAGCGCGTCGGCGACCATGACCGCCGGGACGGGGCTGGTGCTGGGCTTCGTGGGGAGGGGTGATGTCGGGACACAGTGGTCCGGCGGCACCCTGACCTCCGCTGTGCAGACGACGGCCGGCACCCTGGCTGCGCCCGGCCTCCAGCTCGGCGAGGCGACCAGCGGCATCTACCGTGTCTCGGCCGGTGTCTGGGCGGCCGTCGCCAACGGCATCGAGGCGTTTCGAGTGCTGGCGACCGGCGTGGTGAGCTTTGCCAAGGCCGTGCGCTCGCCCGCCATCCCGCTGACCTGGGCCAGCACGATCACCATCGACGCCAACCTCGGGAACCGCTTCAGCATCACGCTGGCCGGCGCCACGACCTTTGCGAACCCGACCAACCTGTCGGACGGGCAGGAAATCATCCTGATCATCAAGCAGGACGCCACCGGCAACCGGACGGCCAGTTGGGGCAGCTACTGGAAATTTTTGAACAACGTTGCCCCGGTGCTGTCCACCACGGCCGGCGTCACCGATCGGGTGATCGGTGACGTGGTCGGCACGACGCGGATCGAGTGCAACGCATTTAAGGGGTGGGCGTGATGTTCGGGTACTCGATGGCGATGACCGACGGTGGGTCGCCCTGGGCCGGCTATACTGGAGCTCAGGATGGCGCGGCAACGGCGCTGCCTTGGGCGCTCTCCGCGTCCCCTGGCGGTTCCGCCCGCAGCTCCTACGGCGCGGTGTTGCTGACGCCGACCAAGGGCGTCGTGGCGTGGCCGAACACAAACCGGGGAGACAACTATTGGGGGACCATGTCGTTCTGCGTTTTCAGCCTCAACGGGAACACGATTGCTTGGGGGGCCAAACAGGATTTCGCAGTCTTTGCCGGCACGGGCTACGGCATCGCCGGTCCCAACGGCCAAGAAATTGCGATGAAGCGGGTCAGCGATACCCAGGCCGTCGCTTACTACAGCTCGGACCGCAACGCCAACAATGCCTTTGTCTTCAGCTTGGACGGTGCCGACACCATCACGCTGGGGACGGTGAATAAAGCCGATACCTTCGGCGTGAGTGGGTTTGCTGACCGACTGCAAAACCTGACCCCCGCCACCTGGGTAGACAACGGCACGACACACACCGTTAGCGGCACCAGCATCGCCGGCACCGTCAGCTTGGCGAGCCCCGTGCCTTATGGTTTTCGGGGCTGCGCTGTCCTGGACAGCACCCACGTCTGTGTTGGTGTGACGGACGCCAGCAGCAACCTGACATACAAAATCTACAGCATCAGCGGCACTACTTGGACTGAGATCAGAAACTTCTCTCCGCCCTATGCCGGCAGCAATAGCATCGTCTATGGGCGCGGTCAGATCAGAGAGTGCGGGATTTTCTCGTTCGCGAGCAACGGTTACATGACCGGCTGGGGCAAACTGACCTTCGCGGCTGGCACCTACGTCCCGACCTTCACCGCCTACACCAGCAATCCGCCGACCAATACTTGGTGGTACCAGAACCCCGATGCCCTCACGCCGGACGGCAAGGCCGGGCTGTTCTATCGCGTCTCGGGCAGCAACCTGAGCGTGGCGGCCCAGACCTTCGACACTGGCAGCGCCGTCATGACACCCCCGGTCACCGCAACGACATCCCTGCCGACCAACTCCGCCGTGTCCATCGACGCCTTCCCGGCGAGCCTGCCCAGCAAGGCCGTGCTCAGCTGGAACAACGGCACCGCGCTGTATCTCAAGATCCTCGTCGCCGCCTGATAACGGAGTCCATCATGTCCGTGCAATTCCCGGCCGCGCTCGTGTGGCCTGACAACACCTTCCGCGTCTTTTACCAGGAGCAGGCTTTCGCCGGGTCGGACGGCACCTAGCACCCCGCCTTGGCTTGGACCACCTGGACGGCCGAGGACTGGGCAACCCTGTGCCCCGACGTCCGGCTGCTGCCCGTGGTCGACGAGCCGCCGTCCGTCACCGCTGACCAACGCCTCGTCCGCCATGCGGAGGAGGCGTGGACGCTCGGCGCCGACGCCGTGACGGTGCGGTACGACGTCGTCGACCTGACACCAGCCGAGCTGGCGGCGCAGCTCGCTGCCGACCGGGCCGCCAAGATCCAACAGGTCAACGCCGAGCGCGATCGGCGCTACGACGCGGGCTTCGCCTTCGAGGGCAACATCTACCAGATCGATGTCGAGAGCCGGACCGACATGCTGGCGATCGAGGCCAAGCTCAACCGCGGCGAGGCCAGCCCTCACGGTGGCTACTGGCGCTCCAAGTCCAACGTCATGGTGCCGATGGACGACGTCAAGGTGGCGGCGTTCATTGGGCTGGTCGAGGACCACGTCGGAGCGATCAAGGCCCAGTCGTGGGTGCTCAAGGACGCCGCCGCCGTCTCGCCCGATCCGGCCAGCATCGACCACACCGCCGGCTGGCCTGACAACGGCTGGCGCCGCGACAACACTCCAGCCCTGACCGACCCGGCGCCCGCGAGGCGCCTTTTTCATGACCGGAGGATTCGATGACCACCGTCACCACGCGCCCCGTCTGCGCGACCGCCATCGCTCTCGTCAAGCAGGCCGAGGGCCTGTTCCTGACCGCCTACCGTTGCCCGTCTGGCGTACCGACGATCGGCTACGGCCATACCGCCGGCGTCACCGAGGCCGACATCGGCCGGCGCACCATCACCGAGCCCCAGGCCGAGGCGTTCCTGTCGGCCGACCTGACCGAGGCCGCCGCCGCCGTCGATCGGCTGGTCAAGGTGCCGCTGACCGCCAACCAGCGCGGGGCGCTCGCCTCCTTCGTCTTCAACCTGGGGGCCGGCAGCTTGGCGTCCTCCACCATGCTCAAGCTGCTGAACCGACGTGATTACGCCGGGGCTTCCGGCCAGTTCGGCGCCTGGATCAAGGGGAGCGTGCGCGACAAGCGAACCGGCATCGTCGCCAAGGTCACTTTGCCGGGGCTGGTCACCCGGCGCGCGGCCGAGCGGGCGCTGTTCCTGGCACCCTGACCCGGCCCGCCACCACCGAATCGTCTGTCCGCCCGCGCCATCCTGGTTGCGGGCCTTCTCGTGTCTGCAAGGAGGCTTCCATGAACACCGAGCCCATCCCTTTCCTATTCGAGGGCGAGCACATCGTCCGCGTGTTCAGACCAGCGAAACCGAGCCGTGGTTCGTCGCCGCCGATGTCTGCCGCATCCTGGGCATCAAGATGTGGCAACGACCACTGAAAGATGATTGACACGGAAAATAGCAAAACTACAATGAATGCTAGGCTTATCGGGAGTCTCATCATGGTAAAAATCAATCATAGGATGCCAATCCATATCAATATAGTTATTTTTGCAATTTTTGGTATATCTCTGTTTTTTCTACTCGAAAACTCAGCTATAGCAAATAATATTTGTGATAACGGTGAAAAAGACATTATTTTGGAAATAATACATGAAAGGATTTCGAAAAGAATTGATGAGAGATCATTTCTTGAGGCTCAGCCCATTCACGTATCATCCAAACATGTTGATCAATACTATGACATCCTTCCCGCCCTGACTGAAAAGATGCGCGAAAGTGTGTACAGAAATAATAAAGAATTATTAAGAAGATCGTTTAAAGATTTTGTTAATTTAACAAATAAGGTCGTTGTTGATATTCACAAAGAAGAAACATCATCTATAATAACAAATACATATGCTCCAGGAGCCTTTTTGTTAACACCTTTTACGAGAGCACTTTATAAGTGGTCAGACTCAAATGCCCTCTGTGAGTTCGTTTCCGGAGAAAGATATTGCGCCTTTTGGAACGATCGCACATCGATAGTAAATAGTAGAGTCAATCATCTTATAAGCCTGCCTTACAAAGCTGATCCATCTACAAATATTTGTGATGAGTTTTTCAATTTTGTTATAAAGAAGTGATAACGTTTCCCGTTTGTATGAAAATTTAGAGAATTCTCGGGATTGCCAAGTGCCCGTTTGACAACCGTTTCAATGGCAGAATCGTCGGAGTAGCAGACTTGCCGCTGCGAGCTGTATCATGCCGCCGGAGACGTCAATCCGCGCTTCGTAATCGCGAACCAGACGTCTCCAGCGGATCATCCATCCGAAGGTCCGCTCGACCACCCAGCGCCGCGGTACGACCTTGAACCCCGGTTCGGTATCGGTTCGCTGAACCACTTTCGATGGTGAAGTCGAGGAAGGTGGCCTTGTCCATCAGCTTCTTGCGATCATAGGTGCTATTTCATCTGGGCCGAGGAAGCCGCCCGAGCCTTGGCCAACCAGGCGCAGCAGTCCTTCGACCCGATGAACCCGGACCACCTTCTGCCGCTGTTGGCCCGGTATGCCGCGGACAAGAAGACGCTGACAGCCAAGGTCGCGGAGATAGCGCCGACGGCCGAAGCCCTCGATCGCCTCGCCACCCCTCGCGAAGGCTCCAGGAAGATCACCGAGACGGCGAAGCTTCTCCAGGTCCGCCCGAAAGACCTGTTCGACTTCATGCAGCGGAAGCGGTGGATCTACCGCCGCCCCGGCATGGACCGCTGGATCGCCTACCAATCCCGAATCCAGGCCGGCGAGCTGGAGCACAAGCTGACCAACATCGAGCAGTCGGACGGCTCCACCTCCACCATGGAGACGGTGCTGGTCACGCCGGCCGGACGGGTGAAGCTGGCCCGGCTGTTGGCGGAAGCCGAAGGGGAGTGAGCGGGCTGCTCAGGTGGGGCGGCCCGCTCACTTCCCTAACCGACAGCACATCACACGGCCGTACCGCCAGTGGTCATCGGCTTGCCTCGCCCGCAATTCCGGTCCCGTAACAGTCCTCACATTGACCGCCATCCTGCGGGTCGTAGCCGGAGCCATTGCATGTTGGGCAATCCTCTTCGCTGAACTCCCCTTCGAAGCCGCCCTCCACATCATCTGCGGACTCTTCATCGTCACGATCTTCACCAAGGCGATCACTCATGACCTTCTCCACCGGCTGAGACGTTAAGCGGGGTTAGCTGAGGCGCTAGACGGAAAGTCGCCAATAGCAGTTTTTCAACCAATGGCCCGCCGACCCCGAAGCTACGGCCGGACCTACTTGATGAGCAAGCAAAGCTTGCACATTTCAGAACATCCCTGCGCCCGGCCTGCCGCGCTCCACCCCGCTCTTGCCCCGCACACTGTCCCACAACTCCTTGCCGATGGCCCGGTGCTGAGCGCAGTACCAGCGGGCCTCCGAATGCCCGAAGCCGAACATGCCTGTCAATCGGCTTCCAATTTCCAGCCGGCATCGGCTTGCAATTTCCAGCCACGCTTGCGGTTGCAGAACCTGTTGTCCAGGGAGTCCACGGGAGGGGCCTGTGGGCCCCCTGGGCAACGGACGGAGGGAAGGCTTTGGATCAGGAGCGGTTCTTGAACCGCCAGCTCTCGTTGCCGGTTTCCAGGATGTCGCAGTGATGCGTCAGCCGGTCGAGCAAAGCGGTGGTCATCTTGGCGTCGCCAGCGAACACCGTCGGCCATTCAGCGAAGCTCAAGTTGGTGGTGATCAACACCGAGGTCCGCGAGTACAACTGGCTGAGCGCGTGGAACAGCAGTTGGCCGCCCCTCTGTGAGAACGGCAGGTAGCCGAGTTCGTCCAGCACCACGAGATCAACGCGGGTCAACTGGTCAGCGAGTTTGCCCGCCTGCCCGGTTCGGGCTTCGGCCTCCAACCGGTTCACCAGGTCGATGACGTTGAAGAACCGGGCACGGGCGCCGCGGCGCACGCAGTTGGCCGTGATGGCGATGCACATGTGCGTCTTGCCGGTCCCGGTTCCCCCGATGAACACGGCGTTGCGCTGGGTTTCCAGAAAGCCGCCATCGTGCAGGTCGCGCACCAGCCCCTCGTTGAGGGGACTGGCGGTGAAGTCGAACTCGGCCAGCGTCTTGGCCAGGGGCAGCTTGGCGGCGCCGAGCTGGTAACGGATCGAGCGCGCCTGCTTCTCCGCCCGCTCCGCGGCCAGCAGATCGCCCAGGATCTGCTGGACGGTGCGCTGCCGCTTCAGCCCGTCGCCCATCACCTCGTCGTAGGCGGCACGCATGCCGGCCAAGCTGAGCTCGGCCATCAGCGCCATCAGCTCATGCCGTTCCATGGCAGCCCTCCCGCACCGCGCGCAGGCGGTCGTAGCGCCCGCAGTCGGCGGCCGGCTCGATGGACAGCGTCAACGCCGTCGGCACCGCCATGGCCGGTGCCGGTGTGACGTCGTGGTGCCGGGCGAGGATGTTCAGGATCACGTCCCGGCTGTGCGTACCGCTCGCCAGTGCCTCGCGGCAGGCGACCTCCACCGCCTCCAGGCCATCGGTGAGGATGGCGGCGAGCACGCCAACGAACTGCCGGTCAGCGTCGTCGCCGCGGCCCAGGCGGGTCCGCACCGTCGCCAGGGCTGGCGGCAAATCCCAGTCCCGGAACGGCGCCCCGTTGCGCAGCGCCCCCGGCTTGCGGACGAGAACCGGAAGGTAGTGCAGCGGATTGTACCGCGTGTGGCCGTGCCCGAAAGCTCGAGGGTGCTCGGCGACGATCGCCCCGTTGAACCACACCACGATCCGTGTCGCGTAGGCGCGGACCTGCACCGGCTTTCCGGCGGCGACCGCGGCCACGCTGTAGCGGTTGCGGTCAAAGTGGATCAGGCAGGTTTTCGAGACGCTGAGCGTGGCCTCGTGGAAGCCGTCGAAAGGATCGCTCACGGTGATCAGCGCCGGCCGCTCCGCCTGGAACACCTCCCACACCGTCCGGCTTTTATCCTCTGGATGCGACGTCTGTTGGGCCCAGACGATCACCTCGTCGTGCAGGCGTTCGTTCACCTCTTCCAGCGTCTTGGCCCGCAGCCGCGGCGTGAACAGCCGCTGGCGCAAGGTGCCGACCTGGTTCTCGACCTGGCCCTTTTCCCAGCCCGAAGCCGGGGTGCAGGCCACCGGCTCGACCAGGTAATGCGAGCACATCTGGGCGAAGCGGCGGTTGAAGCGGCGCTCTTTGCCGACAAATACGGCGTCCACCGCCGTCTTCATGTTGTCGTAGATGCCGCGCTCGCACAGGCCGCCGTAGAAGGCCGCGGCACGGGCGTGGGCGTCGAACACCATCTCCTGGGTCTGGCGCGGGTAGACCGCCACGAACGGCATGCGGCTGTGGCACAGGCGGGCATGGGCCACCTGCACCTTGGTTGTCACCCCGTCCAGGATGATCCACTCCTCCGCCCAGTCGAACTGGTACGCCTCGGCCGGGGCGAAGGTGAGCGGAACGTAGGCGTTCACCGGCCCACTCGGCGGCTGGCGCTGCTTGAAGCGCTTGATGTAGCGCCGCACCGTGTCGTAGCCGCCCTGGAACCCGGCATCCTTCAGCCGTCCGAAGAGCCCCAGGTAGTCGAGCCGGTCACGCACCGGCCGCCGCTCGTTCTCCGTGATCAGCCGTTCCAGCTCCTCCTGGAACCCGGCCAACTTCGGAAGCGGCTGGTGCTGGCGTTCGTAGCGCGGCGCCGTCTCGCCCGAGCGCGGGTATTTCGTCACCGTCTCCCGCGACACCTTCAGCGACCGGGCAATGGCCCGGATGCTTTTCCCCTTCGCGTGCTCGCGTCGTATCCGTGCGATCGTCTCCACCGTCAACATCCCTGTCCGCCACCCTGTCGTCCAAACCCAGGGTCGTAGTCTGCCAGATCAGGGGTGGCTGGTTATTGGACGCCGATCACCCCTGAAACTGGCCCAGTGTTGCAGGCCGATGCACAATGTTCGCAAAGCTCAAAACCTTGGTCCGGAAAGCCGAGGAAAGGACGATCGAAGCCGTATGGCGGCGCATCGGAAACCTGCTGGAGCACTTCCAGCCTCACGAGTGCGCCGCATATATCCGACATGCAGGATACGATTCTACTTAA